GTTTAAAAGGACATTCTTTAGATTTACAATCACTATCATAAATACACAGCTTATCAGCCATCTTTTTTCTTTGCAAAAATTTATTAAAATAATAAGCTCCAAGCAACAATGCGACAGCCAAGATAACCAACCCAGCTTTAGGAAGGAAATTCTCCAATTCAGCTCGCATTTCAATGACTTCAGAATCATACTTAACTGAATTGTCAGCTTCCAATGTAGCATCATTTAAATCTTTTTCTTGACATTTCAATCCTTTATCAGCACAGTAAGCGACATAAGTTTTAGTAGCTCTTATATCCAAGCCACATTGCATTGCCATAAACAAATCATGCACAAATTTTTCATGTTTAGTAGTTGGTAAATCATACTGAACAAAAGTGTCCAACCAATCATCGTCAGCATAACCTTTCATGTGTGCATACAAATGTCTATTAAAATCAGCAACACACCGCAATCTTGCGTTGCAAGGTTTTGTGTCATGAAAACAACATTTAGTTCTATCAAACATGAGTTGACTATCAACCCAAACAACAATATCTAAAACTAAAGGATCATATCGTTTTTTTTTTGATAATATACCAGTCATCCACCCAGCAAAAGACTCAGCTTTTTGCTCATTAACTTCTGTAAAACTTATACCTGATCCATCGTCTTTATCATTTACTTCTTCATTTAAGGTTTGCAGCAAGTTGACCATTTTGGCTTTTTCAGGATCATTAGATTTCATCTCTTTAATTTGATCCGACAGCTGAGCTATTTTAGCCATTCTACGAGTTACTGGTTGAGTAGCATTCATTTTAGTTTCATGTTGAACACAAAAATTACCACCAAAAGCTGGTTTCTTTTTACAAGTCTTACACATATTTATGACAGGAAAAGGGTCTTTAGAAACCTCAGCAACAACATCAGCGGATTCACCTGTTGCTCCAAGACCACCAGACAGGGCCTTAGCACCAGCAACAATTGACTTTCCATTTTGCCACCAGCCTCTAAAACGATTCAATACAGCAACTATTTCACTCCATTCACCAATAAGTAACAAAACACCAGCAAGAGTGAAACAAATGACATCGTACCACTTCTCCACACGAGCAGCTTCAGCTAAGGCTGCCTTATCTTTTTCTTTATCTTTTTCTTCATCCTTATTATACACTTTATATGCCTTCCTAATAATCCACGCAATAAAAACAACAATTGCACCGAACACCAATACCTCATTGGTCTTAAGAATTACATCGGTTTTAATTTCAGCAACAGCTGCTTTATGATCTTTTCCAGTAGCACGATAATAAACGTATCTAGGGAAAAATAGCGTACCCTTAACAACAGGGAATAAGACTGGGAAGGTCCATTTAGGAACGAATGTTTTCACAATAAAAATTCCACCCATCAAAGAGCCAATAAAGGTGGAACTAATAGTTAAAAATGTGAACGTTATCCAGGTGTAGTAGCCAGCTACACCAATAATAGGTATACAACAGATTGCGCCGAAGCGCCTTAAATTGCTAACAGTAAACATATTCGGGTATCAGGTTTGGGGTTCCTGAACCTTACAACAACA